GTCACTATTCCGGGCAACACTGCACTAGGTGTGGGAGGCCGCACAACATCATCAACCGGCGAAGCATCAGATGAATATTCTGTGTATCTCAACCCAACCAAAAAGTATCGGTGGGTATTCAAAAACACCGGTGACACCACAACAAACGTTTTGGTCTCAGGACGGATTATACTTGAGAAGGATTACCGCGCCGGGGGTGTATGATGGCGGGACAGATTGGCGGTGATGTGAGGATCATTCCAGATCCGCAATCTGCCCAAACATCGCACAACAAACCGCGCGTTGGATTCACCCACAATTGCTATACCACCAAATTAGGCAGACTCTTTCAGGAAACCGTAAAGGGCAGTCTTGAAATGGCGATTGGCAAAGCGTGGCCGATGCTTCTGCGGTATCGGTGCAACGGTGATAAAGACAAATTCCGCGAAGGTAAAAAGAATCCCGACGCGGTGTTTGTTTACGACGACCCGATGTTTGAGGTGCTCAACCGCACCCTAAAAGACACCGCCCGGGAATACTTGACAGACAGCGAAGCACGCCGAAAGCAGGAAATTGTTACTCAAGCAATTGACATGATAATTATGCTGGCTTTCGAGGATGTTTACTACCGACCACTACTCAAGAAGGAAATAGAAGCGGTAATATGCGCCTTCATAGAACGCCCAGAACTGCTTGAGTGGACGGTAGACGAAGAAAGAATAGACGCTGTGTTTAATTCGTTCACGGCCGCCACACACGACCGAAGAAAACGGCATGCATCGTTTATGCAAGCTGTGCAGGAGCGTGCTGATGTCGCAGACTGATGTTGAGTTACTTCTTCCAGTGATCACGCCGTTTGCGGTGCCCGGACTGATAGATACGCTATACGAGATCGCGCTCGCGCAGTTTAAGATTGCCGCGCCGTCCTGTGTTGGCACGTCAGCAGAAAACTTAGCAGTGGTATACTATATTGCCGGTATGCTTTCAAGCGGCGCGGGCACGGTGGGCGTGACATCCGAAAAGATAGATGATTATACTATCTCGTTTGCCGGCGGAGGTCAATCGGATTCATATCATGCGCTATACCAGAGTATAGTCGATCAGTGCAACCACGAAAGTATGCTGTTTGCCGGTTCTGCCGCAGTAAAGCGTGTTGATAAACTGCCGTGTCTGGACTTGGACGGCGCTGGGATGTGTCTTTAATGGAGGACGACAAGAAGATAATCGAAGCTATAACCCGTTTGGGCGGGAAAATTGAAGCACTATCCGACCGTATCGAATGGGTGGTGGGTTCCATACACGACCACGAGACGCGGATTCGGACGCTCGAAGATTGCAACACTAAAGACCACGAGACGAGACTGAGAGTGATTGAGGACTACCAAAGCAACCTGATGGGTAAGATCGCGGGTGTGATGGTGGTTTTCGGGGCGGCGATTTCACTGGTCGCCGCATGGATTGGAACATGGCCTTAAACGAGTATCTAAATCAGGGCGTAACACTGGCAACGTATCACAGCACCAACGCATATGGTGATCCGAGTTACAACGTTGATTCTTCGCTCAACGCGCGGGTATCATACCGGCAAAAACTGGTATATACTCAAGCCGGGGAAGAAGTTATGAGTTTCTGCCATGTTACGGTGCCGGTTGAGGTTAAGTACGAAGATCTGATCACGCTCGCAGACGGTGTGCACCGCGTGCCGCTTGCAATCCGGCACGCAATCGGGCGCGACGGATCTTTGCATCATACGGGGGTTGATCTTTGATGGCGTCCGGAACATTACTAATCGGTGATGACATGCTGATTAACAACCTCCGGGTTAAAGCAGAAGAAATGAACGAGAAGGCAGCGAAAGCACTGAAAGACGCTGGAGGAAAGATCATCTCGTCATCAATCAAACGAACGCCGATAAAAACCGGCGAACTCCGAAAGCGGTCGTTCAACGAGGGGCCGCTTAAGTCTGGTGACTCGTATGTGCAGGTTGTCGGATATGAAAAGTTTGGAGGACTGTGGGAATACGTAGACGGTCCGTATGCTGTTGAGGTGCATGAGAATCTCGAAGCGCGCCACAGCGTTGGCGAATCACAGTTTTTGAAGAAGGGCGTTGAAGAAACATCCGCGAAACTTCAGGCGTATTTGGCGAAGGAGATGAAGATATGAGTCATGCCGCGATCATAGCACAATACCTTGCAGACGTAAGCGGCAACGCGCTGACGATGGGAACAAACTTGTTTGTAGGAAGCGAACCAAAGACACCGGCGAACGTTGTGACGGTATACGACACCGGCGGGCCAGCACCGAATCAGACAATGGACGGCAGGTGCTTTATTTGTTATCCAACGATACAGATAAGGGTGAGACACGCGTCGTTTCTAACGGGTGACACTCAGGCACGCGCGTTGCTTCAGGAGGTCAGACAGATAACACACCAAACACTATCCGGGACGCGATACCTTGGCGTATTCGCAAACAGCGAGACTATTCATTTGGGTAAGATTGATACAAATGCGGGTCTCGCGCACGTATGGACGTCGAACTTTAGAATTATATTGGAGGAATAAATTATGCCATGCAGCACAAAGTATCTTGGAAAGACAACTCAGTTGTCCGACTCAACAGGCGACATCGGTGAGATCAAAGAGATCACGCCGCCTGAGATTAGTATTGACGAACTTGAAACAACGACTTACGGCGCCGGATATTGGCGCACGTTCTGCGCAGGGCTGAAGAACGGTGGAACGCTTGGTGTCACATGTTTTTATGGAACAGATGCAAGCGCAAACGCCGCACAAATCCGGATGAACGCGCGTGCAATCGGCGATCCATCGGGCAACTGTGAACCATACACGATCACCTTCCCCGACAGCAAAACCATGACGTTTTCCGGTATCATCGTAGGTATGCCGATCACCGCACCGATAGATGACAACATGCTAATCACGTACAACATCAAGGTGACCGGCGCGATCACGGGCACACTGTTTACTAAATGAGGTGACGAAGAATGGCCGACCCTATGTATCCGGCCAAGTCCGGATCACCATCTGCTTTTTTGACGGAAGAGATCACCTCAATAAGCACCACCATAAAGTATGACGCTAACGTGCTCAATGACGCACCAAACGTTGCAACGCTGGGAACAGGTGCAACAGCAGAAGTCGTCCAGTTTACTGGCAAGACGACGACAACGATCACCGGATGCACACGCGGATTTAGCGGGACGACTGCCAAAGCGTGGCCCGCTGGCACACCGATCTCGCGCAGACTAACAAGTTACGATCACGACACTTTTATTGACAACATCAATACCGGTGCGTTTGACGGAGGCACAATATGAGCAGATTATGGCAAATGCGGCGGAACACATCAGCAGGAGCCGCGGCAAGCAACCCAATTCTCGCAGCAGGCGAACCTGGATTTGAAACAGATACCGGGAAATTAAAGATCGGTGATGGATCAAGATCGTGGGAAAATTTAAGATGGTTTTATCAACCAGAATCTGCGGCATTTAAAACGTTGTTTGATCTCGTTGGGAAAAACGCAGACACAACCACCATTACGGGACT